CGGCACTATCGCCACAGCGTTAATAGATAACACGCTTTGGTCAGTATTCTCATTTCCGCCAGCAACTCCGATCGCTAATAGCATCGTAGTAAGCCCGGCAGATCCTTACGTGACTCCAACCAATAATTCGCGCAATACGGTTGCGCCATTGGCTAATTTTAATCTTAACGTGTTCGTGCCTTTGCTAGATAACGAAGGCAACCTAAATGGAATTGAAGAAATGCTGGTGGCTATGTTTAACAAGTTATCAGCTTCTTCTATCGTCTATAATGTGGGTGATGTGAGCGCTCCAAGCGTTCTCAATGCTGCATCAGGCGATCTTCTGACTTGCTCAATGCAAGTCTCAGTCCTAACGAGTTGGAGTTAAAATGACCCTAAATGAATGGGAAAAAGACAATGAAGCATTCCTGATCAAGATCGGTCAGATTGCTTTAACAGCACCAAAACCATCTACTAAGAAAGACGAGGAATAACCTAAATGGCAGTATTTCTAAGCAATAACGTAGGCGTAAAGGTTAACTCCGTTGATCTTTCTGACCACGTCACTTCAGTAACACTTAATCGATCATTCGATGAACTCGAAGTTACAGCAATGGGCGATAGCGGCCACAAGTTCGTAAAGGGCTTGGAAGCATCATCTATCACTATTGACTTCCTAAACGACACAGCATCAGCTAACGTCCTAGCAACGCTACAAGCTGCTTGGGGTACAAGTGTTCCAATCGTTCTATTGCAGACTAAGGGAACAGCGGTCTCAGCGACCAATCCTCTCTATACCGCTACCTGCTTGATAAATAATACAACCGATATTAACGGCGCAGTTGGCGATCTTGGCACTCAGTCGATCACTTTTACAGTAAATGGCACAGTTGCAGTAGCAACAACTGGCACATTCTAAATAACTAACTAAGGGGCAAAGCATGGCAAAACTAAAGGTAACAAGGGCAGACGGAAGCGTTAACGAATACCAGATAACTCCGGCTATTGAGTATTCCTTTGAGCAGTACGCGAAAATGGGCTTCCATAAAGCCTTTAGAGATCTAGAGCAGCAGACACATGTCTACTGGCTTTGTTGGGAAGCAATCCGTCGTTCGGGTGAAACAGTCAAACCCTTTGGTGAGTCGTTCCTTGAGACATTGACGCGAGTCGAGGTCTTAGACGATGACCCTTTGGAGTAACGCGGGAGTCCTTCACCTATCTCGTTGCTCGATTGAGCATTGAGACAGGACTCTCGCCACAAACTTTAATTGAACTAGATCACACAATGTTCAGGACTTTATTACAAGCCCTGAAGGATAGAGCAAAGGAGCAAGCGGATGCCAACAGAAGTAAAAGGCGCAGATAAACTCCGCAAAGCCCTGAAGCAATATGAACCTGATCTAGCCAAAGAAACAACCAAAGAACTTGGTAACTTGCTCAAGCCAATAGCAGCTAAGGCTCGTGGCTTCATGCCAGCAGAGTCACCACTAAGCGGCTGGGCTGAACGCGCAGATGGTAAAGGCAAATTCCCTACCTATAACCCTTCGATCGCGAAGAAGGGCATTACTTACAAGACTTCACCAAGCAAGCCTAATAACCGAGGCTGGCGGTCACTTGTATCTTTGCTCAATAAGTCTGCTGCTGGTGCTATTTATGAAACTGCTGGACGCAAAAATCCCGGCGGAAACTTCTCACCACGTTTAAGAGGCGAGTTAAAAGGCGAGGCCAAGATGCAAGGTCGAGGCATCTTTCGCGCTTGGAATGAAGATCAAGGTAGAACTCAAGGCGCTGTTATCAAGGCACTCGAAGGCGCTGCCGCAAAGTTCAACGCCAAGACAGGTAAATATAACTAATGGCCACTAATGTTAAAGTAGATATAGCGGCCGAGTTCGTCGGTCGCAAAGCCTTCCAAGATGCCGCAAAATCAACAATCAACCTTAACTCTCAGGTCAAGAACCTTGCTAAATCTTATCTTGGTCTATTTACAGCGCAGCAATTAGCGCGTTCATCTTTCAACGCAGCCAAGGCCTTTGCAGCCGATGATAAAGCAGCCAGAGTATTAACTCAGTCACTTGATAACTTGGGTCTAGCCTTTGCTGATCCTTCAGTTAAAAACTTCATCGCTGATCTTGAAAAGCAGTTTGGCGTACTCGATGACCAACTGCGCCCAGCCTTTCAACGTTTATTAACTACAACTGGCGATGTTGCTAAATCTCAGTCATTGCTTCGCACAGCACTTGATTTATCAGCAGCTAGTGGCCAAGATGTAGTTAGTGTTGCCGGGGATCTTTCCAAGGGTTATGTCGGCCAAACTCGCGCCCTTGCTAAGTACGGCATCGGTTTAACTCAGGCACAACTAAAGGCCTTGTCTTTCGAGGAAGTCCAGACAAGAATTAACTCACTCTTTGGTGGCCAAGCAACTATCGCAGCCGACACCTATTCAGGCGCTTTGCAGCGTTTAGCGGTCGCATCTAACAACGCCAAGGAAGTTATAGGCGGTGGCTTACTCGATGCCCTAGCAGCCCTTGGAGGCGGTGGTGAGGGTGGATTACAGAACACTCTTGCACTAATTGAAAAGACTTCGACTGCGCTAGCAACCTTTATCCGTCGCTTTGGCGTTGGTTTAGGTCAGGGAAAAGCGTTACTTACAGGAGATTTTAAAACTTTTAAAGCACTTGGTCAGGCAGAACTAAACCGAGGTAAAGATACTTCTGGCATAACTCCTTCGATCAGAGCAGAATTACAAAAGGCAGCAGCGGCCAAAACATTGGCCAAGGCTGGTACTCAGCAAGTCAAGAACACCAAAGCCCAGACTGCTGCAATTAAGGAGCAAACAGCCCTCCAAAAGGCTGGAACGCTATTTGATCTTCAACAGACTCAGATCATCGCTGCACTCAAAGGCGATATTTCGACTGAAGAACGCAAGCGTCTAGAACTTCAATTAGCCATTATCACACAAAATGAAAGCGCCGCATCTAAGTTAGCCGGGGAATTGGCCAAGTCTCAAGGTCTAAGTCAGTCACTCGTTGCTTATTACTCAAACCTTCCAGATGCTAAGAACCCATTTTCGGGCTGGATTACAACATTGCTTAATGCTCAGCAGCTTGCGGCATCAATCGCTAATGGTAATTACAGCACCGCACCGATGACATCGATGGCGTCAGGCTATGGAGTGACTGGCCAACAGTATTCACTTCCTAACGGATCACAGTTCACCGCCGCAGGTGGCGTAGATGTGACCGTCAACGTCAATGCTGGCTCAGTAATCGCCCAAGAAGGTCTAGTCGATGTAATCCGCGACAGCCTACTTAATGACTCATTACAAGCTAAGTTTGCTGCTATCTACCGTCAAGGCGGATTAGGCGCGTTTGGGTAATGGCACTTCCAGCGCAGATCAGCGTATCGTTTGACTTTACTTCTGGCGCTACCTTTGGCTATCCATTTACTATTGGCGATACCAAATATGGCGTATTAGGCACTGGCACATTAGCTTCTACGACGACGCCAGAACCAACCGTTGACCTAACTCCAGACGTTCGCTCAATCTCAATTAAACGCGGTCGTAACATCATGCGCGATACCTATGAGGCTGGCACTTGCACCGTGAGAATTCTTGATCCAAATTCTTATTGGAACCCCCAAAACAGTTCGTCACCTTTTTTTGGCTTTTTAACTCCGCTTCGCAAGCTACGTGTCTCAGCAACCGTTGGCGGCGTTGGATACTTTTTATTCAGCGGTTATACGACCGACTATAAATACACTTATCCTCAAAACCAAGATACAGGTTACGTCGATATTATCTGCTCAGATGCTTTTAGACTTATGCAGCAGGCAGGCGTCGTAGGCGTCACAGATGCCACAGCCGGGCAAGATACTGGCACACGCATCGGCAAGATTTTAGATCAAGTGTCATTCCCAACATCAATGCGCACGATCGACACAGGTAACACGACTTGCATTGCCGATCCTGGCACTTCTCGGACTTCGCTCGATGCTATCAAGAATGCCGAGTTCTCCGAGCAAGGCGCTTTCTACATCAACACAGCTGGAACAGCAGTATTTATCAACCGCACTAACGTGATCAAGAAGTACGGCAATACTCCAATCGAGTTTAACCAGTCCGGCGGTATTCCTTACACCGATCTACGTTTTGCCTTTGACGATAAATTGATCATCAACTCATCAACCATGACTCGCTATGGCGGCGCGGCTCAAAGCGCTACTGACTCAACATCGATCGCAAAATACTTCCCTCATCAGTTAAACCAATCAAATCTAGTACTTCAGACAGATGCAGACGCGCTAAACGTAGCCAAGATCTATGTGGCAACCAGGGCTGATACGACTATTCGCATCGATGCCATGACTGTCGATCTGTTGGATCCGTCAGTGCCAACTGCCACAATGCTTGGACTTGATTACTTCTCAAACCTTAAAATTACCAACATTCAACCCGATGGATCAACCATCGTTAAGACTTTGCAGGCGCAAGGACTGGACTGGAATATCACGCCCAATTCCATGAAAGTAACTGTCACAACTCTTGAACCGATCGTTGAAGGGTTCATCATCGGATCGTCTATATCAGGTATAATCGGCACTAACATAATGGCGTACTAGGAGATATAAATGGCAACAGGCTTTCCATCAGCTACAGGCGATGTCCTTAGCGCGGCTATGTTTAATGGCTTAACCGCCTTTACAGTCAACACAGCTGCAACTACTGACTACACAGCAGTTCTCAATGACCAATATCAGGTTATTCAGCAGATGAACAAGGCAACAGCAATCGCCTTCAAGATCCCTACTAATGCCAGCGTAGCCTTTGCCGTCGGTACAGTTATCACTGTTCTTAATATCGGCGCGGGAACTTGCACTATTTCAGCCGTAACTTCAGGCACAACAACAGTCCTTTCAGCCGGTGCAACTGCGGCTGCTCCAACCCTTGCTCAGTACAAGTCAGCAGCTTGCATTAAGACTGCAACTGATACTTGGTACGTCGTGGGTGCAATAGGGTAATGATTGCTAATGTAATAACTGGCATCTTTGGCGCACCAGTTCCTAAAATAACTGCAACGGGTGGAACTGAATACACCGCAAGCGGATATAAATATCACAAGTTTACAGGCAACGGTAGTTTAATTGTAACTGTTGGCGGTACAGGCGCTGAAGTTATGGTGATCGCTGGCGGTGGTGGTGGTGGTCACGGCAACGGTGCTGGCGGTGGTGCGGGCGGATTTAGAGTTCTTACTGGTCAAACCTTTACTGCGGTTACTTACTCAGCAACAATCGGTGGCGGCGGCGCAGGCGGTACTTCAGACTCTTGGGGTGCTAACGGAAATAACTCATCATTCTCAGGCTCAGGCTTTACAACTATCAACACAACAGCAGGTGGCGGTGGTGGTGGTTACGCATCAAGCCAGCAAGTAGGTCGCGCTGGTGGTTCTGGCGGTGGCGGTAACGTAAACGGTTCTAACGCAGGTGGTGCTGGTAATTCTGGCAGTTATTCACCAGTAGAGGGCTTTGCTGGTGGTAGTTCGTTAAACGGATATTATTCTGGCGGCGGTGGCGGAGCAACAGCGGTTGGCTCAAATGCAACAACTTTAGCGGCAGGCAACGGCGGAGCAGGAAGCAGTTCTTATTCAACTTGGGCAACAGATACATCATCAGGAGCATCAGGTGCTTACGCTGGCGGTGGCGGCGCGTTCCTTGGCACAGGCGGTACAGGCGGCGGTGGCGGTTCTGCGACTAGTGGAACAGCAAATACAGGCGGCGGTGGTGGGGGTGGCTTTGGTACAGGTTCACCTTCTGGCGCTGGCGGTTCAGGAATTATCATTGTGCGGTATCCAGTATGAGCCACTTTGCAGAGGTAGATAAAAATAACAAGGTTATCCGCGTACTCGTTGGCGATAATAATGATCCTGCTGGCGATGAGGGCTACCAATGGTTAATAGACAATCTTG